AAGTCACCTACGTCTCCTTCGTAACCTACGTGTAGATCGGTAGTACGGGAAGTATAATCAGTGCCTGTATAAGATGCGTTTGACTCAACGTTTACATAAACGCCGGCCATTGCAGGAGCAGAAGCGAGAGATGCCGCTAGAGCAAGTGCAAGTTTTTTCATGTTAAGTTAAATAGTTTTTGTGTACTCAACACCACGATACCTTAGTTTAACAGTCATTGTTAATACTCCAGTACCACATCCCCGTTCCATGATGTGGTTTCATGCGTTCCCCTAAGGGAATGAACGGACGTGGTGTGAGGTGGCTTCTACTGTATCGACATACGAGCCGCCTTGGTTTTAAAATTCAAGTTCTGAACGTTCTAATTTTTTCATCACATCCTGACGATATGCAGGATCATTATCATACCGTGAATCACTCATTGCTTGAACAACTTCTTGTTGACTACGGTAAGTATCTGTGGATTCTTTTGCTGCTTTGCCTGCTAACATTTTACCTTCATATCCTATTGAATCTTGATACCTCATTGCTAAGGAATTAACTGCAAAGAAAGCAGCTAGAGGATCACCTCTATCCATAACAGTATCAAACATATCAACCTCTGCTTTATTAAGACTACCGTGAGCCCACTTCAGCATGTTGGAATAACCTTCATCACCTCCTACCAGACTTTTCAATTCCTTAACATCATTTTCAGTTAAGTCTTTAGGAGCATTGTTATTACGATAGCTCAGGTGCATATTTGCCAGAGCTGTCGGATCCATCTTAGATAATTTCTCTAAAGTCTCTGGTTTATATTCAGAGCTTTGTGCTTCAGTCCATAACTGATCAAGGAAAGCATAGTCATCTGTATCTGGTTTATCTTCTGTTTCCTTAGCTTCTGGTTCAGGCTCTGCTTCAGCTGTAGTTTCTTCTGCAGCATCTTCAGGTGTTTCACCTAATTTCTTCTGTAAAGAAATATAAGCACTCTCTAATTCTTCAGCATTCTTATACTTACCAGCTAAGAGATTCGCTTCCTGCTCTTGTAACTGCTCACCAACTTGTAGAGAATCCTGTTCCTCAGATGTTAATTGTACGCCTTCCGACTCACCTGCTATCTCTGCAACAGGTGTCGGATCAATTGTTAATGTCTCTGCCATAATTTAAATAGGTGGTTGTGGTGCGTCACTAGGTGGGGCTTCAGGAGGAGGGCCCTCATTAAGTAACTCTGGATTCTTAGATGGATCCATCATCGGAGCACTGGCTATTTGACCAGTCTGTTTAGTCATCTCCATCTGCTGTGCTTGTTGTTGAGCTTGTTGACGGTCCTGTTGAACCTCTTCCATACTCTTAACAAGATTCAATACATCTATACCTTGTGCTGCAGCTAATCTTTTAACTACTTCTTCAGGGTTAATGTATTGTTGTATAGCTTCTGGTCCCATTGTTTGAGCAATAGTTTGTAAGAAACTACCTAATGCTTGTACATCTTGTCCTCTACCAAGAGAATTAATACCCGCTACAATAGTAGGTTTAACAATATCCTTAGGAATACGAGGTATCTCACCTGTTTTCTGGAAGACAATTAGTTTGCGATTTAAATAAGGTACTAGGAATTCAACTGTAAGTAATCCAAATAGACCACCTAACTGTTGCTCTAGTTCCATCTGTGTCATCCGAACTTCTTCAGCTGTAGTACGTTCGCTTTGTCGGACATTTAATATTAAGAAAGCTTCTCCTAAACGTTTCTCAAGTTGATTCATTAACTCATAAGCTGTTCTAAAGTCAGCAGTTTTACCAACTTGTACAACACCTATGTCATCTGGTCTACCTTGAACGATAGCACCGTTACCTGCCTTCGCCAGCGTGGCTGGTTTAGTGGTTGATGAGGGTGATACTACAAAAACAACTTTAGCAGCTGCTGCAGATCCTTCCACGAGTGCCTGAGATAATGCTTCAAGTGACTTGAGATCTCCTATAAACTGACCAACTCTTCCTCTACCATATGGCTCACCATCTACTGTATTAAAACGTAGAGGCAACCATGGTGTAGCATCGACTGGTGCTTTACTTATTGACTTAGGAAGTATTTTATCATAGACTTCTTGATGCCAGATGAACCTATTATTATCACGAGTTACATGTGTATAAACATCGCACTCTTCTTTACTGTTGTCATTAGGATCATTAACATCAGGATCTTCATCATATCCTTCAGGTAATATACCATCTAATAACTTTTTGTTGATACTTTCTTTCGTAACTATTTCAATCACTTGGCCGTTACCATCTCGTTCTATGACGTAGCGATTAAGCGGGAATAATTTCAGACCTGCTTTACCCATAAAGATAAGAGCATTACCACCAACTACTAAATGTTGTAGTGCTTGGTGAACAACCACACGGTCGTCCGAAGCTGCAATAGCTTCTAGTATAGTGCGCTCAATCTTTGCAAAGGATAAATCAATTTCTGATTTTACTCCTGGACCAAAGTCATCCCCTAACTGAGACTCATCCACCTGTAGTTTAAAGAAGCTGGTTTGTGGTGGTAGTAATGACAAAGACAATTTTGATGCCAATGCCACAACACCCTTCGCGCCAACACTTTGCCACGGTGTATTGAGTTGTTTCATACCACGAGAGTTCTCTTCGTTCTCTCGAATTAAGTATGGTAAGGTAAGCCTTGATGCTTCTGCTGCCTCATGTAGAAACTGTGTACGATCTCCAGATAAATAGTCATACCTAGATTTAGCTGTCATCTGTAATTACACATTAATGTTTTCAATTTTCATACCTTTTCGGTTAAAGCCGGAGCCTGTAAGGCTTCCGTAACCTGGAGTAGGTCTACCATATTTACCTAAAGCTTGCACGCCTTCCACTCTAGCACGTTGTTCAGCTTGTATTTGTCCCTCTAAGTTTTTCTTATCAGTTGCATACCTTGCTTGTGCTTCTTTATCACCTTCTCTTAAATTTTGTATTTGATTTGTGAAGGCAGTGTTCTGAGCACCGAATAAACTAGACCATGCTGAGGCATCTTGTGATCGCTGCCAATTCATTTGGTTTTGTAAATCCTGAGACTGCTGCAACTGCTGGCCTTTGATGTAGTCACCTATCCCACCAATAGCCATCTCCTGGCCACCAATGTTCAACCTTTGTGCTGCTAGTGAGGAGTCTATATCTGACTGGCTAAGTTGAGGTTTACCTTGTATACCTTTTACTATGCCAGAAATTTGCTCTGCCCAATTCTCTAGGTTTGAAATTGCTCCTTGTTGCCAGATATTTTCTCGGCCTCGATCACCGTGGCTTCTGTTATCTGACGGATAGCGCCCTGTATAAGGGTCAACTCTCATGTACGACACGTCTGAAAATCCTCCTGATATTGTTGTGTTGTTTGTTGTGTCAGCTGGTGCAACAGGATCAGCGGGTGGGTCAGTTGTTGCGCCCCAATTATTGTTGCTTCCATCGGAAGTCTTCGTCTCAAAGTGGCGGGTGAACTCATTCCAAACTGAATCAGATATTCCTTTCCATTCTGGTGGTCTCGGTCCAGGTCGTGCCTCTGGTTGCGTTGGCCGGTCCTCTGGTATGAAACTGAAATCCCAGTTTGTGTCGTAATCACCAGGCCCTGGGCCTCCAGTTACAAACGCAGAATTAGGATCTGGGTATTGTTTATTCCACTTCTTATCCCAAGTATCGTATACCGACTTGGCTCTATCAGACCAGCGATCATAGAACTCTGGTGTTGTACCGCCAAACTGGTCAAAGACTCTGTTTCTCAGTAATTCATTATACTCAGCATTCCAGTAGTCTCTGCCTCGTCCATCAGCACCCCTGTAGTCTGGATGGGATTCATCGTAGCCAGTTCTGTTCCGCCAATCAGATTGCCATAACTCATTTTCATACCAAGACTTGGCACGATCAAAGTCATAACCTCTAACTCTTTCCGCCCAAGACGGGCCTGCTTCTGGCATAATTAACCCTCTAATCTATTAGCATACCACTCCACTACAGAACGTTGACCAGCTTTATACATAATGCTTGCTAGTTCTTCTTTAGGATGTGGATTAATAGGTGGAAATTTTTCTTCCAATTCAAGAAGGATGGATTCAAGATTCGGGCCGAGCAAAGGCTCAAGCATATTGGGGGAGGTTTGTGTTTGCATGTTCAAAAAATGCTGGCATTCTTGCCGTCTTGGTGGAGATTAATTCTGGTGCTTTACCTTCATACATTAAGCGATCGCTTACATCTAGCCAGAATTTTTTGTCTAAATATTTACAGGTAGTATTAATACCTA